GTGCCCCAGTACTACCACACCCCCTACGGCTACAACCACGGCAACTCGACGGCGAACGTCGCTCTTATTTCCTACTGCCTGGACACGTCAAAGCTTCAGCCGACTGGCACGCTGAACTTTTCACGCATCGATACGTTCCGCATCGTCGCACCCGCTGGCGTCTCACTGAGCACTCTGGCTGGCGGCAACGGTCGCTACTTTTACGCGATGAACTACAATGTCCTGCGCATTAAAGACGGAATGGGCGGGCTCCTGTACTCGAACTGACCAATTTTAACCCGATTTAAAAACAGGTCTATTTTAAAGAAACTAAAAATAAAATATCTGATTATATTACATGCCGATCGGGTATATATATCGGATCGATAACTTGGAAAATGGAAAGTTTTATATAGGTCAGACTATACAAACTCTCCAGAAGAGATGGAATGACCATGTCTCAGATACTAAGAATCTATCTGATGATATGGTAATTCATTTAGCTATGAGAAAATACGGAGTGAATATGTTTACAATGGAACCTATTCACACAGTTGAATGCGAAAGTAAAACTGAACTCAAGAAACAACTCAATGAGCTCGAAATACAAGTAATTGAACAACTCAAACCAGACTATAATGTAGCAAAAGGGGGTCTAGGACATACAGGGGTTATTGTTCGGCGGTTTGGAGCCGATAATCATTTTTACGGAAAAACACACACAGAAGAAACAAGACAGCGTATAAGCGAAGCAACTAAAGGACGATTTTTAGGTATAAAACTTTCAGAAGAGACAAAGCGAAAAATGAGTGAATGCAAAAAAGGCGATAAACATCCACTTAAAAATAATCCGGAATTCCGTCTACGCGCTATTCAACATATGCAAAGTCTTATACAAACTAATAAGAAACGTGTCAGTCAGTTCACGGATGACGATATATTTATTCATGAATTTGAATCGGTGAAAGAAGCTGCAGAAAGTATAAATGTCGCAGCTTCTTCTGTGACTATATGTCTGAAAGGCAGAACCAAGACATCTGGTGGTTTTAAATGGAAGTACTCGAACTAGGTAACAAAATGGTTACTTTTTCTGAGGAGGCTTGGCGAATTTGTGGACAATGAAAAAAATAACAGCCGCGATGAATGCGGTGGCGAGCATGCCCGTCGCTGACAGGTCACCTGCGTCGCTCATAAATTTAGGAATCAGATCCGCCAATTTGTTCTGAATCGGCTTGGAGAATGCAGCGACTGCGGCAATGCCTGCAATCGCCGCATTCAACTGCTCATCAGTCAGACCAAATGGGTTCTTTGAAGAGGACGACGAAGCTGGACCGGCGGACGCATTGTCCAGGCTCAGCGCAGCCACTCTATTGTTCTGTGGGTTCTTGTACGGACCGCCACCCATCGATGGCCCCATGTCGAAATCAGCACTCGGCACAACATCAGAAATTGGCGTCGAGAAATCCATTTCTATTTGGGGAGGTTTTATTTCGGCTTTAAATAACTCGGGCTGTTCGATCGCACGCGTCTGATACACCGGCTGAAGTTCATCTGGGAGACCGAACGAACTCTGATGCTGAACAGGTGGTTGGTCCTGTGTCGGCTGCTGCTGCACAGGTTCCACCTGAGGAATGTACTGCAGGATGTCGCTCGATCCATTGAAATCGAGATTCTCGATAATCATCTATTGGTGTGTATGAAATCTTTTACGTGATAGGGGCGCAATCAATCCTCTAGGGGGCACTTTCGTGCCTGTGTGTCCGTCAGACCTTTTTCACAGTGACACCTGGGCGACGAGCGCTCCCTGGTGGTGTTCCAGACGTGACCAATGGCGTTGAGACGTGCTTCGGATTATAGTTTTTCTGGTGGTACTGCCACATGGCTTCGGATCCGATCCGAAACCCTTTGCGAATCGGCGCCTTGTAGTAGTAAACACAGTCCTCGATACGATTGGATTTGCTCGTGTTGTCGAGGACGAGACATTCATAGTTTTCGGTGCAGGCATTCATCACCTGACAAAACATGTCAAACGTCGGAAACACACCGAAGAACGCCTTGTACAGACGCTCACGATTCTGAATCACATTTTCGCGGAGGACAAACACGTAATCGACGTTTGCACGCAGGTCTGGACTCAGGTCCATACAATACTGCATAGTCAGCAAAAAGAATATTTTCCAGTGACGCCCGTTCATGAAACATTGTCTGATGCATGTGTCTTTCATGAACGCCTTGTCGTACATGCAATCATCCAGAAGCAAAAAGGCACTTGATTTACCACCAGCTGATACGATTCGCCTCTGGCGCTCGAGCACCTTTTCTATGGCGTCTCGTTTGTAATCGCCGTAGATGAATAGATCCGGGATAAACTGCTTGTAGTAGTGGTTACCATCCTCTGTACCGGACATGACGATACCGACGGGCAGGTGTCGTTTGTGGTACATAATGTCCGTGACGAGCGTTGACTTTCCCGTGCCGCGCTTACCGATGAATACGCACACCTTGTCGTCGCCAATCTTACTCGGGTCAAACTTTTTGAGCTGCAAATTGGACATTTCCTAATATTGTACTGGGTTTTTTTGTACACGCGGAATACGCAGCAAAAATAAAACCCCGATATTTAATAGGACATGTCAGGTGCCAAAATTCATCTAGACTTGAATGGAACATTTGTCAGTAATCCTGATTATACTTTATTTTCTGTAAAAAGTAAACCAACAAAAGAATATACGGCAGAAACATATGAGGTTCCGTTCGATGCCTCCAATATAAAATTTGGTGATTCCGCATCAGCGTTGATCCCTCCTAAAGGAGATGTTGTGAGACGTTTCACTGTGAGTTCTGAACTTCCTGCTCTGTACAACCCTTTAGGCCCTGGTTACGTGTACCCTTTGTACTCTGACCAGGTTGACGGTGGGATATTTGTGCAAACAAATACATTAGCCATCCAGCCGGGTGATTTCGTCGGTTATTTTAATACGCAATTTTTAAATCAATGGGCGACAAATTTTGTAGGGTACTCGAACATTTCTGTTTCTTACGATTCAACCAAAACAAAGTTTGTATTCACGTCCCCGGCGTACTCGAACATCTTTTTCAAAAATGAAAAAAGCGCCTCATTTTGGGGCTTTGATATTCGCGCACCTGATTTTTTCAACGTGAGTGGCTATCCTGCATACAACTTTACAAATGGAACTTTAACTGCTCCACTGACACTTATTCAGGCAGGGTGGATCCGCGGATTCACGCCCCCACCATCGACCGGATTTTCGTACAAGGAGTCGGTTGCGTGTAAGTTGATAAAAAATGCGTCATTGACCATCGGTGGTCAAACGATCGATCGCCTTACGAGTGAAAGACTCATCATTGAAGATGATCTTGGAATACCATACGAAAATCAAGCTGGACTCACTATCCTCGAAGGTAAAAATGACACGTCAACTATTACAGCTCCACGAAAGTACTATACTCGTCTCAACTTTGACATTGACACAATAAACATGAAAGCTCTCAATAATCAAGATGTTCGAGTCAATATCGAATTTGAAAAATTTGAAAATCTTCCTTCAGAATTGATCACGACAGATGGGTTTTTAGATGGCGATTCTTACGCAACATCAAACCTCCAAGCAATCACAGCTAATGGTACAAATAACTTTAATGTACAATCGGCTATAGGATGGAAAAATTACGTCATCATGGGTCCTTTGAGTTCTGATTCATCATTTCGATTTTATAATGAAGATACAAGAACATTTTATAAATGGACACCTGGAGGTTCTTATGGTGGTGCGTATATAACAATAAACGGCGGAACCATATACAAATCAACGGGTGGATATATCAAAAAAGCAGATTTAAATACTGTACTTGCAGTGAGCACAACTCCGTGGACAACAAGCACATACAGCTTTTTTAGTGGATTTCCAGGTACACCTTATGGTGACGGAGGTAACTTTATTTATTATATACTTAGTGACGCTCGTTACGTGTATTTACTATATAAAATAAATTATTATATCATTGGGTCAACGTACACGAGTTTAGTAAGTGGTACACTCGACGGAACTCAAAAGATATGGACCGTCACATATCGGTTTTACAATAAAACAGCTCCATTATCTGCAAGTGACCAAACAGCTCTTCAAAATTTCTGGACTACATATGCTTCGACTCAATCGACTGGCGGTGCAACTATATTTCCAACGAGCAAAGTAATTTCTTCAATGACACAAAACGGTTCAGATGTCACTGTCGTTGGAACGTTGACGTATTCAGTCGCTACAAAAACAGGGAATGAGTTTATACCTGGAAATAGACTTCATAATAATTTAATGTGGTTGAGATATGATTCATCTGCGGGGTTTAACACATCGACTTCATATTCATATACTACATTACCATCAGGTTTACCGGCATCTGTGAAAGATATTTATCCTGGAATATACGATACATTACAACTTACAAATACTAATTATTATTTCAGACCTGTATTCGATGGTCGGTACATTTATTTTGCAACAGCTCCACTGTATATTGCTAAATTAGATACACAAAATTTTACATCACCAAGTGGGTATAGCCAAGTAGATGCTAATATAATATCTCCTGTTCCATTAAGTAATGCACTTTTATTATCAGATGGAAAATACCTGTACACAGGTTCCAGTTCTACACGAGGCGGAACTGGACGATTTTCACGCTATGACGTTACAAAACCTATTAATCAACAATCTTCATGGGAATATTTCACAGGAGATACGTTAATTCGTGCTAGTGATTTTGAATATAGTTCAGCAGGTGGGTTTGATGGTAAATATATGTATTTTTACACGAATTCTGACCAACAAAGGGCTACATTTCCAGTGACGGATTTTTCAAGAGTAACAACGTGGCATCAATATGATACAACAAAACCTTTTAATGATGTAAATTCTTGGCAATGGATTGACTTTCGCCCGGGTGGAATAATTAACTCTTCGAATGGTTCTCATCCAAATATAACTCTTCTTGCTCACCGTACAAATGTTGCTAATACAGATCCAACATATTGGCTTGCTGTACAAGGTCTTCAATTTATAGTAGGTTCAAGATATATTTATATTGTAGAAGCTGATGATTCATCTGATTCAAATTGGACGTATCAAGATTTTATTCAGTATAATCCGATAACAATGTCAGGAACTAACCTCCCAACAAGTGTCATAGTGAAATACGAAAAGTATGTCAAACCTCCTCCAACGAACCAGATTTCACTGTACGGTCAGACAGATATCAATGAATTCGTATTCAAACAAGGACGAACGACTGATTCGTTCCCTCTCGAATTTGTCAATCCAGTCCGTGAGTTTTGGATCGTCGTACAAGATCCAGGTGTCGTCAGCAGAATCGTTCTCCGTCTGAATAACGAAATTATCATCGACGACGACCAAGTAACTTCGAGATACATTCGCACATTTGAAACACATACCACCATGCCGACGAGCAGTAACGTCAATGTGTATTCATTTTCCCTCGATCCAGAACAACTACACCCTTCGGGGACACTCAACATGTCTCGAGTAGCTTACCCAGTACTTGATGTCACGTTGGAGTCCGCACCAACTTCAGATTTGTATCTCAGAGTGTACAGTAAATCATTCAACGTTCTGGGATACCAGGGTGGGATTGGAGGACTGTTATTTAATTCTGCTTTGTAAATATGGAGAATCTCCCTGCTCAGTTCTCACGACAGACGATACGTTTGCAATTTCCAAAAGACGTACATTGGGGGGATGATATCACAGTATGGATTGCTAAAGTTGGCGATTTGGCTCATTCCATGTACCTCCGTGTGACATGGCCGACAGATGCACCAACGACTGTGCAGCCAAGTGCAGGTACTGCGATGATCGATCGCATTGAGTTGTCATACAAGGACCAACTCATCGAACGTATTTACGGGGAAAATCTGTACATGCTTGGTGATATTAAAGTTCCCCAGGCAAAACAGAGTGCATTATCTAATTTAGTAGGCACAGGAACAACGACAGCTCTGAGTTCATACCACATTCCTTTACCGTTTCTGATTTTAAAAAAGGGTCTCCCTTTAATTGCTCTTAAAGAGGCTCCAAAGTTCAGAGTCGTATTCAACCCTTCGAGTACATTTACAACTTCGATTTATACAAAATCTATTCAAGTTGATTTGTTTGTCGAGTATGTGTACTTGTCACAACCTGAAAGAGATTGGTTCAAGAAGAATGAACTCGTGTATCTGACATATTCATTTCAACGTTTACAGTTTAAAATTCCTGTGTCTACAACTCAAACAATCTACACATACTATACGGATTTTGTGAATGACGTCAAAGAACTCTTCTGGGTTATTCAGAGTGAAGCTGCATCAAATGTTTACGATTATGGAAGTCATCTCGTAAACCTTCAGATCACTTTCAACAATCAAGATTTCATAACAAGAAATTATGCAACCGCCCAGTATTTACACGTTTTACAGCCTTTGCAGTATCATACACGTGTTCCGACTGGTAATTACTACATGTATTCATTCGCACTCGAGCCTGAAAACGATCAACCAACTGGTGAAATGAACATGACGAATATTACGCGCCAACAGCATTCATTGACACTTACAGCAAGTCCTTCGGATGAAAGAAATTTGAGAATTTATGCTCATTCGTACAACCTTTTTAGAGTAAAAGATGGTAATGGAGTTACATTAAATCCACTGAGAGAAGGCGGTACAACTCCATTTTCCTCAGGTATATCCACCCCGCCTCCTCCTCCTCCTCCTCCTCCGCCTTCGGGCGGTACTGCTCAATGGGCAACACGTATTTCTGGTGCATCTTACGAACTTGGGAACAGTATTTCAGTTGATGGATCCGGAAATTCCTATGTGACTGGGTATTACGCTTCATCCCCAGTAACAATTTATAACTCTGATGGAAGTACTTTTGGAACTCTTGATTTCGTCGGTGGATCTGACACATTCATAGTAAAGTATAATACGGCTGGGACTGCTCAATGGGCAACACGTATTACTGCTACAGATGGCGACGCAGGGACTAGTATTTCACTTGATGGTTCTGGGAACTCGTATGTGACTGGGTATTACGACGTTTCTTCATTAACAATTTATAATTCTGATGGAAGTACTTTTGGAACTCTTGCAAATTCTGGAAATATTGATTGTTTCATAGTCAAGTACAATACGAATGGATTTGCTCAATGGGCGACACATATAGGAGCTTTCGGTTACGAAATTGGTTTAGGTATTTCAGTCGACGGGTCAGGAAACTCTTACGTGACTGGTTTTTACAGATTTTACAATTCTTTCATCCCAACCCCGTTAACAATCTATAATTCTGATGGAAGTACTTTTGGAACTCTTCCTACTGAAATAACTGATAATGCATTCATAGTCAAATACGACACATCTGGATTCGCTCAATGGGCAACGTATATCACTGGTTCTGGGGGTTATGAAAACGGATATAGTATATCAGTCGACGGGTCAGGAAATTCTTATGTGACTGGGTATTACGCTTCATCCCCAGTAACAATTTATAACTCTGATGGAAGTACTTTTGGAAATCTTAATTCAGACGGTGGCTCTGACACATTCATAGTCAAGTATAACATGTCTGGATTTGCTCAATGGGCAACACACATCGGAGGTACAATAAATGAAGGTGGAAACGGTATTTCAGTCGACGGGTCAGGAAATTCTTATGTGACTGGGTATTACAATTCATCCCCAGTAACAATTTACAACTCTGATGGAACTACTTTTGGAAGTCTTGTAAATAGTGGCTATTATGACGCTTTCATAGTAAAGTACAATACTTCTGGAACTGTGCAATGGGCAACACGCATCGGGGGTACAGGAGTTGATATTGGACGTGGTATTTCAGTTGATGGTTCAGGGAATTCTTACATGACTGGGTTTTACAATTCGTCCCCGGTAACAATTTACAATTCCGACGGAACTACGTTTGGAACTCTTATGAATGGAGGAAGTAATGATACGTACATAGTCAATTACAACACATCCGGAACTGCTCAATGGGCTACACACGTCGGTGGTACAGACGTTGATGAAGGGTATGGTATTTCAGTCGACGGGTCAGGGAATTCTTACGTAACTGGGTATTACACTTCATCCCCAGTAACAATTTATAATTCTAACGGAACTGTGTTTGGAAGTCTTTCAAACGCTGGTAATACTGAATGTTTCATAGTCAAATACGCGTAACTCTTCCGTTTGCAATTTGTATATTAATGTACCCGTAATAAAATAAGTTCAGAGAGTACTCTGCTTGAATCTGAGGAGCATACTGTTCAAGAAATTTTATGTCAAGATGTGTTGTCTGGGAACTAAGCTTTGAAAACTCCATACTTCCACCGTCATGATTGTATTCTAAAGGTCTTTCACTGAAGCAGTACATGTACAAGTTCTTTGTCGGAACAGAAAGTTTGTGATCAATCGCTTGTTTGAATGTATAATAAAGACCACCTGGAAAGTTTGAAAGAACATTTTGGTTATTCAAGTACAATGTCGCATAATCAATCGTATCAATGTACCTTAACTGAACTCCGTTAAAAAATGTCACTGGAGTCGCAGCGACAATGTAATCTGTTGTATACCCGTACGAATATCTTGATGAGTAATAAGCACTGTTTTCTTTCTCGTACGCCTTATTTCTGATAAACCATGTTATCATAGAAACTTTGAAGTCGGCTGTGAGATTCATACGAGCTATACCACCTGAGTAAGTTTGAACGGCTTCTTTCCAAACACGCGGAATTCTTAAATTCATAGGTTGACTTTGATAATACATACGTTCCCTTGGAGATAATGTAATTTCTTCTACGAGCAACTGAGGTCTTATCAATTCGACTGGTATCGGTGCATTCGTAATCCACGATGCTTTATTAAAAGTGAAACGTACTGAAATTGTCGAGTTCATAATTGCACACATTGGAAAATATGGTTTTTTATTCTCACGCATGTGCGTGAACCGACGACAGAAAAAGAATTCAAGAGGTATGAATAAATCTATTTGATTTGTAGCAGTTACATTAGAACCTTCTGGTGTGCCATTACTGATCAATTGATACATTCCTAGTTTTTCATCAGCGTCGAGCATCAACTGATCGTGTATGACATACCAATCATCCGTGATTGATTCGTAGACGATTCCGTCTACGATAAACTCAACTTTGTTTATAATGGCACGCCCTACAAGTTCAGTGTAATAGTACCCTGACGGAAGTGCAGGGAGTGAACATTTCAAGTACATATTGGAAATGAGGTCACCACGTTCCCGTGGAAATATATTCACCTGAACAGAATTTCCCAAGTAACCTCCTATATTTGATAAAGGAATTGTAAGACGCTGGGAAACAACAAATGGTGTGTGTTGTCGAATATGAGGTATCCATTGTGACTCACCGCCAAACATATATCTATCTTGTGCACCAACTGCAGAGAGTCCTATAAGAGCACCTGTCCCAGAACCGCGATCAACGACTGTCGTATATACTTCACGCCCCTCGGATGTCATCACGTTTGAATTCAAGTCTCTAAGTTCACCTGGAGTACCTATAATATCGGTGGCATCGAAGATTTTAGGGTCATACATTGAATAATACTTGCTTTCAATTGTCGCGGTTGGGCTCATGAATGTCAAAAGGACACTGGAACTCGGCAATGGAATCGCCTGCTGCTGGTCTGTGACGACATCGAGTCTGTAAAGATACTGTTGGGTCTTTATTTTCGTTGCCGCCGTGTCTGCAAGAACGTTCGCCGTACCGAGCTCTGCGAACAGTTCAGTCACAGTGATATTCCCAGAAACGTCTACAAGAAGCATTGAAATGTCACTGAACCCCGTAACTTTCCAATCCTTCTCTGGTCTCGGACCAGTGAATTCATCGACGATGTACACACTGAATCTGTTTCCAGAAACGAGCGGACCACGGAACCCATGTGCCGTTGTTTTTGTTTCCACCTTCTCAAACCTAAACGTCAATTGAAGTAAAGAACTTGGTGCGACTGGAATGGTACCAGTCCCCTGAATGGTCGCTGTCACTAAAGCCACATACGGGAACGAAATGGCAGGTGGACCCGGGTTGATCACGACATCTCCGTATACATTGGAAGTGTACGTCTGAACAATGACTCGCTGTTGAATCCCAGTCAGACCTGTAATTGTCATTCCAGGTTTAATGGGTGCATTCTGTGTCAGGTAGACTGATAGGATATTTGCAGTTAAAGATGGTCCATAAAACCCTGTGACTGTGATACCTGTTTCACCGATAGGTGTGTCTGGAGAAGTCGGTATGGTGTCTGGAGAAGTCGGTATGGTGTCTGGAGAAGT